AGTCAAAATTTTCTGTCAGTTTTAACCATTTTTCCATGTTGCTCATTAGCTAGGACCCCCCAAATTTTGATCATTGATGCTTACTTCCTTAGACTCTGTGCCTTTGCCCATGTTAGTACCGTTCATTAACTCATCAAATGTGGTTCTTAAATTGTCGCCCATGATTTCATCTTTAGTTGGGTAGTTACGGAAGTAGTCAGCACCTTTTTCTGCTTTAATTCTAGCAAGTTCTGCTGTAAACTTATCTTTGTGTCCTTCGCCGTAAAAATCATCATGATCAATTACATCCTCATCAGCATACTCATCTTCTGCTAATAGTGCATCTTCTTCTGTGGGCATACGATCAACGTCATCTGCTAATCGCACTGCTGCTCCTTCGTTCTGCGCCATGCGTGGCTCTTTGACATCGTAGCATAATACGTGGTCATGTGCAATGCCCATGTTTACTGCTAACCATACTTCCAGTATACGTGGATTTGTTGGGTACTTGAAAATTACGTCTGTTGAACATACTTCTGAAACGCACTTAACGCCTTTTGCTCTCACAAACTCTACAGGATTTTCCTGGATTGGTGTACGCTTAAATGGTGCTACACTTACCACGTTATATTTTTGCAAACATTTTTCTAACATGTCTAGATGCTCAGCGCCGCAGTCAGCAGCAAATTTAATGCGATAACCGTATTCCTTGTTAAGACTTTCGTTTAATAATTCTTTGAATAAAGACATAGTTGTAAACTCTCCATGCGTTACAACTATTTATCTAATTATTGCTTTTTACCTAGCATCTTGAGTAGTTCGTTGCGATCTAACATTGTAGCAGTTGTTTCTACTGAGCTATCTTCTTTAGCTAATTTAGCATCTAGATTAGCTTTTTTCAGCATAAGGTCTATTTGTTTTAGTTTGCGGGTAGTTTTAGAATCTTTTGCTTCTAGTGCTATTTTTAACATGGCTGCTGCATTTGAAAATACAGGCCCTGCTGCCATGTCGGTCATGTTCATACCCAGACCCATTAGTTGCTCATAACTTTCAACTGCTTGGCTAGCAATATCGTCCATCTCTGAATCATGTGCTTCCATACCACGCACTTCTGCCAATGCACTATTAATTTTTTCGCTAACACTAAGTGCGTCTTCTAGCGTAGTTATAGGCAGGTGTTCTTCTAATTTTATTTCATCACGCTGAGGCAGGTCGTCATCCATAGATGGCAGATTGAATTCTTCTTCTAATCGTTTAGTCATAATAGTATTTATTTATTTGCGTTTTTTAGCAATGCGTTTTTTCGCTGTGCGCTTTTTCTTTGTACTAAATATCTGATCTTCGTTGATAACTTTAAAACGTATGCCTTTTCTGCTGCACCATTCTTGTGCTGCTGTCCACTTCGCTGCATTAAGCGCCACAGCTATTTGATTTTTACGTCCTTTGCCAGCAGCTTCCATCGTAGTTTGACTACTGGGCTTTATCTCAATAAGCTCTACATGCTCTTTTTCATCTTTATCTATGTATTGTATCATAAAGTCTGGAACGTAGTTGTGCCATCTTCCATCTAAAGGACTTCTGTATGGTATCTTAACGTTTTCACTTGCCCACTTAACAATATTAGGGTGCGCATCACACATACGCATAAATGCAAGTTCCCAACTACTGCGATAAAATGGTGCTTTACCACCTACATATTTTTCTCGATTTTCTGGTAGGTATTCACCTTGGGCGAATTTGCTCATGGCTTTATTAAACTGCTTAATCTGCTCTTAGAATTAAACACTTTAAGTTTTAACCCTATTCTATTGCCTGGTGGTCTTATAAAATTTAGTGCATTATAAGTGTCAGCAGCTAATTTTAGCGCAGTGTCTGAATCTTCAAAATATACTAACGGACTAATACCAGCATCTTTTGATATTTTAATTAAAACACTTGCCATTGCTTTTGCATTAGGTTCTTGGAAGCCTAGAGATTCTAATTTTGTTTTGACCACTTCATAAAGTGTCATGTCTATACTTTCTGGTTGTACGAACTCAAAGAGTGACTGACTGGTTGCTTCAGGTAAAACAAACTTTATTGTTGCTTCATTTAAATATTGTTCTAATGTTGCTTTGGTGACACGATAATTAGTTTCGTTTCCGAACGTATCATATAAACTTGCGCTCATGATTATCCCCCAATACCTTGATTAGGTGATTGAGTAGTTATTTCACTGTTAATAGATTCTCCTACAGCAGTAGATACTGCTCCAAGCACAGAACCTAAAACTGCATCACCTACATTCTTATTGTTAATAGCAGCTCGTAATGCCTCGTCTGCTGTGTCTAACACTAAGTTTTCTAAGAAACTCCTGCTGTTATTTCCGCCCGTGCCTGAGCTAAACACTACTGGCTCGCCATAAACACCAATAGGACTGCGGGATGTATCACTTGCACTTGGCGCTGGTTCTGATACCTTTGGTTGTCCAGTCCTATTTCGTTTATTATTTGTGTCTCCAAGAACTGCTAGCTCCAATCCATCTGCTATGAGTCCATCACCGCTTTGGTTAAATACACTCATTGCTATAGGAGATTCAGCTTTTTCAAATGCTGGTCCAGTTAAATTAGCAACATTTTCAAAACGATCAAAGTCTTCATCCGTCATATTAAAGTTAACTTTATTGTACACAGTAAAACTTTCATAGGCTAGCTGTAAATCGAAACTTTTAATATCGCTGTTAGAATAGTCAATATCGCTTGCTCTAAATCCAGTAAGTACAGGATTTATTAAACTGTATTGCACACCTCTATTACCATGATATAGTACATAATCTATTCTTTCAAAAAAGTGACTTGTTCTGTTGGTATTATAGCCAGCTCTATTGCTATCAAAAATGCCATCTTTTCCGAAAAAACTGTTAACATCTTCCACTCCACCGAAGCGATTAACCGCTCCTGCAATATCTCTGTCGTTGGTAGCATTTTTGTTTCTTGGATTCATATAATGGTATGCAAAATATTTCATTAATAATGTTAACCATTCGTTACCTACAGTATCATAAACTTGTAATGAAACAGGATCGTACTCTATGCCAGTATTTACAATCTTTTTTCGGTTATAAGCATTTAACGTTTCAGTTTTAAATTGGACGCCAGGCATCTGCGCAGTTTTTATTAAACTGCTAATTGTTGTGCGAAATTCATTTTCGCCTGTGGGATTTCCAAAGAGGGATGCAAATAAATCTCTATTCAAAATAAAATTTACATACCCCTGGAAACTTTGACGTGCGGGATCGACGCCGGGCGTAAAACGCTGAGCATTTTTGAAGTCTCGCATGTAGAACTTTCGATTACCACCTTGACCAAAAATGTCAAGGATTCTATCACCAACACTAGGCATACAAGACTCCTATGCTATTAACCTTGTAATGAAACTTCGTTTAAGTCTACATTATCAGGGAATGGATTACCACCATCTACTCTACCATTAACGTCATTATCACCTTGGTAGTGAGTAGCATTGTCGTAACGTACATTCATAGTAATCTGTACTGGATCATTTGCTGAATAATCTGAGTCTGCATAATCTACATTTTGCAAGAAACATCCTTCCAAGAACCAAACTTCACTAGCGCCTGCATTAACACCGTCTAATACTTCAATTTGCATATCAAATTTGTAGTCGTTGCCAGCAGCAGGAGTTGTTTGTTGGAAGTGGTTCAACTGGCGTTGAATCTGAGCACCAACAAGTTTAGTCACACTATTAGAGATATCATCTCTAACTACAACGCTAATTGGCTCCCACGTGTGCTTACCTTGAACTGTAATTTTAGAATTGTAACTGTCTAATGTCACTTCTTCAAAATTAATTTTGGGACGTACAACACTCTGAATGTTTTGAGTAAGTGTTCTTGCTTCTGGCTGTCCAGCAAAATTCCCTAAAAACGTAACACGGAAACGATATTTCAGTTTAGGCATCAAGATACCAGAGCCTACTGCTCCTGTAACCGGTACACCAAACTTACTACGTGTTTCAATAGTACTAATATTTGCCATTTTTTATCTCCTACGAACGTAATGTTCTAATTGTTATAGTAATATTTATCTTAAATAGCGTAAAACTATTAACTACGCTTTTAATTAGTCATAAAAAAGGGGGGCAAAATACCCCCCTCATTTAATATAGGTTAATTTAACCTGTAGAACCCAAAGTGTTCTGTACACGTACTGGGATGTAAATAAATTCAATTGCCTTAACAGGTTGAATTGCTACATCAATGTGTAGCTCATTACGATCAATACGTGCTGGAGTATTGTTTGTAGTATCACAAACTGTTAAGAAGTCATATAAACCTCTTTGTGATACCAAGTTTCCTAAGAAACGATCAACAATTACTTTAGCGTTCTGACGTGTGATTTCATCATTTGGTTCAAACAAGAACGGCTTAACGATATCATCTAGTCTTTCACGAATGTACACAATTAAGCGTCCAACGTTAACACGATCTAATGCACTTGCATTAGGATACAGTGTCTTTTGTCCAAATACCGCTAGGCCTCTGCCTGGGAATTGTCCAATTGGATTTACTTTATTTTGGTACAATGTATCACGTTGGCCTTCGCTTAATGATACTGGTACAAACTCGTTACTGTTGTCAACATCTACATAACCTACACTGCTAGCGTTAGTTACAACACCACGTTGGAAGCCTGCTGGTGCAAACCACGGGAAAGCAACCTGATCATTAAACGCAAAAGTACGCAAGATAATATGCGAGCTTGGTACAACAATACTTGCACCGTCCAGGTTAGTTGTAGAACCATGTGGGTAGTAAACAGCCATGTATGCTGCTTGCTCTCCGCCTGGGTTAACTAAACCGTCGTCACCTGTTTGGATAGCATTGCCTGAGTTTGTAGCCCAATTTTGCAAACTAGTTGCATCAGCTTTCAATCTCAATGGTGTATCGCCCACAATAAATGATGTCAACTTACGATCAACGTTCAATGTATTCATTTCGTCAAGCAATTCAGGATATCCTGGACATGCCATTAAGTTGAATCTATTACTTTCGTTACGTAAATCGTCATTACTGTTAATTGCTGAACTTAATGCAGCAACAACAACATTTCTCTGAGCTTTGCGTAGCAATGCTGGACCGCCATCTGGAGCGTTTCCGCCCTTGTCTACCCAACGATTACCAATTAAAGAACCGTTTACAGTATAGTTTTCTTTGTATTCTTTAACATTGCCGCCGGAACCACGTAAGTTCCACAATATCATACCGTATGGATATAAGTCTGCATTAGGGGCATCGCCATCCAATACTGCACCACTATTTACACGAGCATCAGCAAATAATACACCGTCCTCAGATTCTTGATCTGATGTATCAATCGAAACCCATACATCTGAAGCACTTAGCTTGTACATAGTTGGATAGTTTTCAAGGTTAGATGAATCGATCCAAATGTCGCCTTCGTTATAATCAGTTGGAGTAGGTTCGCTTGCTGCAATTTGCACTACGCCTGGATATGAAATCCAATTGTCAGTACCTGAGTCATTTACTAACAAGTCAACAGCTTGTTCGTCAATACGGTTATCATACCATATCTGTCCGTCTACTGGATCACCTGTTAATGGATTTGGGCTTGACGTGAAGCTTAATGCTTCCCAATTACTATAAGCAGTAGTTAAAAAGCCTATGTCACCTTCAGTAACTGTGCTATCACCACCAGATCCAGCAGTAATACGAATATCGTATCCTGATGCACTTGACAAAACAATCCCATTAGTTGCATTTAACGATACTGTTAAATCATCACCGTCAGTAAGTTCATCACTGCCTGCAGAAATTGCATGTTGAATAGCACGAACAATATCAATTGCTTTATATGCATTAACAGTCAAACTGTTTTCCTGAACACTAATTGCTTGGCCAGCTGTTTCATCAGTAGGTAAAGCTAACACGCCTGGATCAATTTCTATAGTTGTGGAATTACTAGATACCACAGTATATGTTCCGTCTATACCAGTTGAACCAGTAATCGTTATTGTTCTACCT